GTCAGCAGTAAAGTCTTCAGAAGCACCAGCGGTACTGTCCATGTAGACTTGTTTAACTGCATCAAAATTGTATGTAGCGATTGCAGAAACGGTAACATCCGTGTTACTAGAATTTTCCATAAATTCGTCTGCAACACTAGAGGAAGTAGATAGTAATTTTTCACCAGTTTGGAAACTACCAACAACTGTTGTGAGAACAAGTCCTGTTCCACTACTGTCAGAATGTACATAACCATATGCACCAGAAGTAACACCAGTAATCTTTGCACCAGTTACCATACCACCAGCAGCAGCGCCAGCAGGAGTTCCACTCATTGTAACCTTAGTGAACATTCTCAAGTCAAACATATAGAGTTTGAATTGTGCAGTTACACCCATAGAGTCTACAGTACCGTCTTCTTGGCCAGAATGATGTTCTATTCCACGAACACGAGCAACACCAATCTTAGCACCATTTGAACTGCCCGGCGTAGTATTCTGTGTATCAAATAATTGAATGTCACGATATGGTTTTGCAATCGAACCAGAAATTTCTGGAGTGATTTCTGGAGAACCATGAACCGAATTAACCAAGGCATAGTTACCAACTTCAATAGGAGTAACCGCACCGTTGAATGAATTAAAAGTTCTAGGTTTAGTGATGTCCACATAGGTTGGAACAATAGTTTCAATCTCATAACCACGAACATATGCTTTGCCTGGCGATACTTGAATTGACAAAAGGTCATCTGACGCAGTGTTACTATCATCTGTAGTTTCACCAGACTGATATACACCATCATTCAAACCATCATCAAGGTTTTCTAATTTTTCAAGATCAAATCTGTTTATAGTGAAGTCGCCGTACAAGTCGTATGTTCTTCTTGCAAGGGTATCACCAAGGACTGAGTATTCTGTGTTTCTAACTTTCTCTTGTACGATACCCGTGTTTGTTCTAAGGAGTTCGATGAAGTTCTCATCTAGAACTGAATCTAAAGCAAGTTTTGCAAGAGTAAGTGAAATCTTTAATCTGTGAGCACCCTTTGCGTTTACGTTTGAAGAGCCCTGTGAATTGTCTAATAGGGAAGTGTCTTCTTCGGGTGTCTCTAGGGTTTCCGTAACAGTTAAACCGATACGGTAGTTTGGTGCGTTTGTGTACTTGTCTAGGATAATTCTTTGTTCTGCAACTCTAACAAAATGGCCACGAACAAAGTAAACACCTTCTTGAATATTTGCAGACGAACCAATTGCTGTTGCATCTGACGCTTGAAGTTGAGCAGAGTCGATACCTAATGTAAATGCACCAACAGTACCATTAGCAGATATCTTTTCGCCATTAGCAAAAACTGTAGTGACGTTATCGGAACCTGTTGCAACATACTTAACAAACAAAGTAATTGGATCGGTTGAGGTTGCGGCGGTTGCCTGAATAACTTCAGCAACAACACCAGTAGTGGAACCAGTAATCTTCTTACCAACAAAATCTTCTATGTAACTTGATACTTCTGTTGTCTCAAGAAGTCCTTCTAACTTAACTGCATAATACTCATTTGTAAATCCAGTTGCGCCTGGGATGACAACAGTTCCTTCCTTGAACATGTGTCTACCATGTCTTTCAACTTGGTTCTGTAGGATGGTTTGAAGTGCAGTTAACTCTCTTGCTTGGACTGAAAATCCAGGCCGAAAGAGTACCCGATGAAAGTTTTTGTCTTCTGCAAAATCATCATAATACGGGGCTACATTAAGATTTGTATTTTCCATTGTTTAGAATTCCACTACGATTTTAATATCTTCTGTTTGGTCAGACGCACGAGAAATCGGCCGTCTATTCTCTATATAGATAACCTTACCGCTGTCTGGTTGTAGTTCTGGAGTTGCATAGGTACTTCCTGTACCAACAGCAGTACTGTTAGAACCAGTAATAACATTAGAACCACTAAATGCAATTACATTGCCGTTTGCTGCAAGGCCGTAGTTTGCATATTTTTCTTGTTGATAGTACAATATATTATTGGTTGCATCAAACTCAACAACCCTACCCACTGCACCAGTAGTCGATTGAGTAATAGTTTCATCAATCTCAAATGCTGTAGAGGGCGCACCTGTCAATGTAACTGTGGCAGTTTGTCTTGCAGTCGATGAAGATGAAACAGTTGTTGTACCAAAGTTGTATGGGTTTTTCAAAAGTCCAACTTCTCTGAAATCGTTTGCAACTGTAAAGTCTGAACCTTCGTTCTGTTCTAACTTCACGTTAGTCATTACAAAGTGTCCACCAAGTTCATATACTGCGTCATAACCATGTCCACCCTTTGGTGAAACGATTGGTTGAACTGAACCACCTGAACCACCACCGATGCTACCAGCAGAAGTCAACGCTGTGTCAGTATATACATTTGACAAGTCAACATTCGCAAACGTGTAACCAGTACCGACTGTGTACATGTTTGTACCAGCAGAACCTTGTTTTACAATTGCATTACTAGCAACTACAATCTTAACAACACCACTAGCACCATCCCCATCAACTGGAGAATAATAAGTTCCGTCTGTGTAACCAGAACCAGCAACAGTACGAACTACATCTAAGGAACCATTTACTGCATCACCAGATACAGTTACGTCTGTACTTACTGGCATGAAATCTGATGTCAAGAATTTTGTAACTTCTGAAGTTGTAATCTTGTACATGTATTGCAATCTGTAACCACCCAACTCAAACGGAGTTGAAGTTTCAGATGTAGGTTCAGAACCACTATATGCAACTCCAGAGTTATTGTCAAGTACTTTATAAACTCTATAATCAGAAGTCATAAAGTAGTATGTACTAGCATAAAGATTTGTGGCACTACTTGTCGTAGTGTTAGTGCTACTGATGTCATGTTCGTACATATCGTAAGTTGTACTGTTTGCCCAGTTCCGTCTAGGTAGGGCATATGAAACATCAGAGGATGAGATAAGTTTAGCAGCAAGCATAGAATCCCATTTGTAATGTTCCGTTGTCACATCATCAATAGGAACAGGAGGAGAGTTATCATCACCACCAGTAGTCCCTGCTGTGAACGGAGTACTCTTACCAATGAATAGATAATAAGTTGTCGCTGCAGATTCAGAGAACGATTCAAAAAATTGTTCTGCATTATGTTGTCTGAAATGTTCTGTTATAATTGCTGCCATTGTGTTTTCCTATTTCCTATACTTTTATTTATGTTCTTTGCCAGATGGTAATTTATACACTACATGGGCATCTAGTCGTGAGTTTGTTTATGCCGTTGTGTAGGTGATTGTTCCTGTTACTGTGCAAGTTCCCCACCCAGAGGGAGCGATATATGTTAGCGGTGACACAGAATCAGCGGTAGATACCATCAGGTAAACCCGAACATTGTTAGGTTCAACATCAAGGGATACGGCATTCCTATTGTGAGGAAACCCAGTTGCACGACCAAAAGCGCCCGACCCGTATTGGTCTGGAGTAAAGGGTATGCCCCTAATAACAGCTTCTCCTGTGCCTCCCGTTCCATTGACAGTACATCCAATTAAAAAGGTGCAGGTGACTGACTTACCTACTTTGACATAAGTACCTGATGTTGATGAATAAGCCCTATTTGACTCTGTACCTGTCGAGCTTGAAAGTGTTGGACTCCAAGTACCCTCTTCGTAATCGTCAAGGGTATTAGCTGCGCCTGTGCCACCTATGGCTATTCCCTTGCCCGATGTGTCAATGACTAGGTTGCCAGTTTTTACCGTTACTTCTCCATCTCCCCGAATAGAAAATTGCTCTGCACCACCTGTGCCACCAGCTGCGGTTCCTGCCGCCAAATACAACAAATTGTAGGCAGAACTCGGCGATCGTACTGCACCAACTTTTAGAGCTGATGACGCATATGAAGCGTGAGTCATATTTATAGTGGCTTGATCACCAGTCGCATCACCTATTACAGTAAGGAAGAATGTTGGGGAAGTTGTACCAATACCCACATCTTCGGCAGAATCAATCGTTATCGCTGTGCTGGTAGCATTATCGTCAATGCCTGTGGAGGTAAAGTTACCTGTGAATGTTGGACTAGCCAAAGGGGCTTTAGCAGCAATAGATGTGTTGATCGAGTTAGCAAGTTTATCTGCTGTGACGGCATCGTCAGCAATGTCAGCAGTGGCGATTGAACCGTCTAGTAATGCTGTGGATTTAATTGTATCAATTGACATGTCTTATTTCCCTTATGCGATTGTGCAACCATTGTTTGCAATAATGACCCAACCAATTGTGGTAGCGTAAGTTAACATAATACTGTCACCAGCATCGTTCAATGCAATTGTAGAACCACCTGCAAAGGTAGTTGGAGTAATAGTACCATCTCCACCATCCACTGTCATTGTGATTATTTTAATCTGACCCACTGTTCCGTCTGCAAGAGTATATGCATCAGCAGCAGTTGTTGTAACTTCTGTTACACCAGTAACCAGATCAATTGCACCAGCACCACTAATTGTCTGTACACTTGTCTTCAAGTCTGCAAGAGTTTTGTTAGTAAGGATATCAGCAGATACTTTACTCACTAATGTTGAACTTGCACCAGCAGGAAGTAAACTTACGTTTGTTATTGCGGCACTATGTGGTTGTGGTTTGATTGTCTGAGCATGCGTGTTTGCATGACAGTTAAGTACAACCATTCCTTCAACTGATGAACCGTCACCTTTAACTTCTACAATCTGTGTTGCAGAGTCGATGATGAGGTTTCCAGATGCAGTAGTAACACTACCACCAACTACTGGCGCAGTCAGAGTCTTGTTCGTCAACGTATCCGTAGATGTTTCAGTAACAATTGAAGCAGCATCACTCAAGTTTGAACTTGCGATTGCAATGTCACCACTACCGTCAAATGATACTCCAGCAATTGTTCTTGCAGTTGCAAGAGTGGTTGCAGTTGTTGCTGTAGATGCATTACCTGTCAACGAACCAGTAATTGTTTTGTTTGTAAGTGTCTGAGTCGCAGTAGCTAATACTACAGTGTCAGCGGTAAGGGTAGAACCATCACCGAGTTTGGTGTATACTTCTACGAAATTGGCGTTGAGTTTACCTGCTCCACTACGGAGGTCATCACCTGTTCCGTCATTCGCAGATGAACCACGCCCGATTGCTTGATATGCCATTGTTGGTTTTCTCCTATTATGTTCTTATATAGTTATTTATACGTCTAATCTACTGGGTATCGTATGTTTCTGATGAATTATCAAATGTAGTATCTAAAGTAGAGAACAATTGAAATGCACCACCCGATGTAATAGAGTCAGCGTCAAAATTAGTTGTTGTTTCGTCAAAGGATATTGTAACCTCATCGAAAGAAGTTGCGTACCTTCCTTCAGTATCCCTAGTATTACCACTCTCATCAAATCTCTGAATACCGTCATCGAATGATATAAAGTTATTATCGAATGCATTAGTCAATCCCGATCTAGAGATATATATCTCAGAAGGCGGCATGAAGTTAATTCTTTTTGTAAATGCACTTGCTGGAATAGTTCCGTCTGCATTTACTATCTCTCTAATTCCAACATATCCAATTTGTGCTAGGGTATATTGATCACGAGATTGGTTGGAAGCAGTTGTGGCAGTCCTTCCACTTGGGTCACGATGATTCGGTATCACGACAGAAGTGGTTGTAGGATGCACCGAGAAAGCATAGTGTGCAACATTCTCTAGTGTTGGGCCTGTAAGATGTGCGCCCCTTCCAATATTCATTCTCACACTAACATCACTTGTTAACGTAACATCTCGTGTACTATTACTTAGGTCGCTTGGAGAGATTACTCCCACTGTAGCACTAACTCTTTGAGTCGTGCCGGTGGTTGTACCCAAACGTCTACCAAAGACTGTAGTGAATAGGTTAGTGAATGTAGATGCGAGTTCTGGAGAGAATGTATCATCTCCTGTAAAGTCACCAATTGAACCAGCAGCAGGAACTTGAATAGTTGCAGACACTTGAGTTGCAAAGGATACTTCACCGAATACGTTCCAACCCGCTGGGTGAACCGAACGGCGAATAGAATCTCTCCATCGATTAATTGACTCACCAACACGAACTACATATGAGTAATCTTGATAGTAATAACTATCTTGAACCTTCATACTTTCAGTTGAAAGTTTACCTCGTTCAGATTGGAAATCTCCAACCGTAGTACCAACTGTTCCGATGTTCACAGTAGCACTTGCAAAATCAGCTTGGGCGATTGTAGCAGTAGCACCTGTAACTGTGGTTAAAGTATCACCATCATCTAATGTTACACTGGTTTTTATTTTTAATAAGTTTCGTGAACTATCAAAGTTTACTACTGTACCAACATGACTTGTTAAAGTATCACCAACAGAGAATGTACCACTGTAATCTTTAATGATAAAGTTTCTATTGAACGCTGGTATAGGTTGTGAAACATAATCCAAACCAAAGTTTGTTATTGAAACATCACCTATTGAACCAATCCTTGGCAACTGTTTAGAAAGAGCGTATAATTCTGCACCCGTACCAGCAGTAGATGAGACAGTTGTGGTTGGTGTTTTTAGGAAACCATCACCACCAGTAATTATTTCTACTTTTGTAATCTCACCAACTTGAGAAGAAACACCCAAGTCAATAAATGTCTGAGGTTCCAGAATAATCTGTGTATTATCTTCGAATACAAGATGGTCTAATTCTCCCACAGTTTGTTCTAGACTGCCGAAGAAGATATCTGCTTCTTCTCTAAGAAGTTGATTACCATCTTCCATGATGATATCACCAGTAAGGTCTTGGGTAGTTCCCTCTTCCAGCGCATATTCCAAAGAAGATTTTTCAGTTAGTACTAACCCACTTTGTTCTAGAACTAGGCTATCCCCAGTTTCCATTACTAGATATGCATCATCTAGTGTAGCATCTTCCATTTCAAAATTATCATTATGAATTGTTATAAGGTTGAAATTATCTTCCGTAACAATTTGATCTGGAGAAGTATCTGGTTCTAATGTTATTCCACCACCAACTACAGAAACCTTTGCAACAAGACTTGCACCTTCTGTGCCAGTAAGATTGAATACAAGATTGTCTCCTACTGCGTATCCACTACCACCACTCTCAATTAAAATATCATCTACACTGCCGGGCTGAATAGATTCTACTCTTGCAGTTGCAGCATCGTTACCGCCAGTACCGATAGTAACAGTATCATTAATATCGTAATAAGAACCTCTCTTATCAATAGACAGTCCTGTAACAATACCTTTTACTACACCACCAATTTCTAAGTCTTGAGCAGTGTCAGTACTGAGAATAACTTCGCCTTGAACAAAGGTTCCTACAATAGAGTTCTCATCAAGACTAAGTTCAGCAATTTCAGCATTACCTTCTCTAAACTTAATAACTGTATTAAGAATTGCTTTAGCGCCAGATGTGGAACCAGTTACAAACTCACCAACAGCTGTTGTAAAATCAGAGGTTCCAGTTTCAGTAATTCGAATTACTTTGTCTGTAGACCATTCACCATCAGAGGCTCGTAGTATATTATCTCTAGGATAAATTATATCTGGTTCTTCATTGAAAAGAATTCTGAAGAATAACTTGTGTGCGTCAGCAGTACCCTTCGCTGCATACAAGTCTTTAATACTCTTGATAAGTTTTCTTTTCTCTGTACCTTCTGCTAAGGTATTAGGAATAGACTCCATGAGGGAGTCTCTAAACTTATCAAGAAAACTATAAACCGTATTGTCAACATCGGCGTATGCTAATAGTTGTTGAATGTTTTGTACAGGGTTGGCACGATAAGATACAACAGTTGTTGTTGCACCAGAGGTAGCACCTGTTACTGTTTCACCAGTTTCAAATCTTTGTTGGGATGTTATGAATAATCTATTATTAGCATCAAAGTCATCAACAAGGATAGTGGCTGTTGCTTTAGATGTGGAACCAGTAATGATTTCACCAGCAATAAACTTTCCTATAGATGACTCAAGAACAAGTTTCGTATCATCTTCACTAGTAATAAAGTTCTTTGTAATAGTTTCTTCTACCACATAATCATTAGAACCAGATACACCAAGCTCGCCTGCTTCTAAAAACTCATAGTAGTATTTTAGAAATGTTGCAAACAGAGGATGGTCTGACTTGATAAAGCCAGGCAATTGATCTTGTATATGTGGTGATACTTTATTTTTTAAAGTTGGACTAGTCATTTAAAAACCTTGCTAGTATATATTTTGTGTGGTAGTATAACCTGTACCAGCAGAAGAACCACCTGCTGCGATAATGTCTACAGTACCATCTACGGATGTATTTATCAAATCAATTTCTAGTAATTGGTTTCTAACAGATACGACATCATTAGAAGAAGGAAGTACATCCATTGATATTGTTCCATCCGTATTCTTCACAGCGGTGATGTTTAAATCTGTAAGTACTATTTTTCCAGTAGCATAATCAATCGTTCCAGCTGTGGTGTCAACATAGGTTCTGGTAGTACCACCAACTAGATAGTAAGTTCTGATATTACCAAGGCCATCATCGTCAAGATAAATGGTATTAGTATTTCCAGAAATAGTAAATCCAGTAGAAGAAGTAATACCACCCATTGTTGAATTGTGTCCATCGTGTGGATGAAACAAACCATTGTTAAAGTTAATAATATACTGAGTTACTGTATTCAATGTCGGAGTAATGACCTGATTAAGTGTAAGCCTCGTACTGTTAGAAAGTATTGAAGTGTCTGTACCGTCAATCAATCTAGAAAGTTTGGAGTGCCTAAACACAACATCAAAGTTTTGTAAGTCATTGTCGTTGTAGGTTGTTATGGTGTTTCTTATAAGAGTTTCAATATCACCCACACTCTTTGTAGTTGTCTTACTATCAAACTTAAAGTCAACCTTTAGTTTAATCTTTGTTACTTCTGGGTTTACGAATGTCGGCCGAATAGAGGCAACATTATATTTCTTTAAATCAACTGCGATACTATTCTTTTGAGATTGTGTTAAGTTAACCCCAGACTTTGTTCTTACAGAAAGGAATACTTGTCCATAGACAGGAGGTTCATTATCTTCACCACCCCACACCTGAACCGCCTTTGTGCCTGCGTATACTGTAGGAAGTATTGTTTTATAATCTTGTGTAGTTACTGCTCTACCCTGTGATGAATAGTCAAGGGGAGCGTTAAACTTAATGGATGCAATAGTTTCTGGTTCTGCACCACCTCGTGCCTCAACTAATGATGCAACAGTAATATCGGTTTCACCATCGACAGATGTTGTAGAGAATAAGTTTGCACCATTCGCCTTGGTTTTGTTTGTTACAATATATTGAAGTTGAACAATGTTACCGTTGGATATTGAACTACCAACAACACCATCTCCAAAGTATACTTCGAATTTTCCATCAGTACTTTCTTGAAGAAAATATACTTTAGCACCAGAAGTCACTTGTGTAATGTCAGTAGCATGAGTATACGTTGTGGTTAACAAATCACTTGAAGAGTTCTGTACTGATACCTTCAGTGTAGAAGTGTCTCCACGATCATCCGAAACTATAAACTTCTGTTCTATATTATTCATGTCAACCGTGTATCTGGATGTGATAAGAGTACCTTCATAAATCGGCACGTTAATAAATCTCATAACACCATTGGATGGAGTGACAGATAGGTCTTCGTTTACTACAAATCCAAATGTACTACCGTCCACCTTTGTGGTAAACCGTGTACCTTTAGCTAGAGTTGCACTCGTAGAGGTTGACGAATTTAAAGTAACATCAACATATGCAATAGGAGCACGAGCAGAACGAGGAGTGTAACCAAGTCCCTTTGCGTGAGAGACAACAGAAGAACGAAGAGTTGCACTATCTAAGAATGCTTCGTTCATGGCAAAGTTGGCGTTCATTGCGAGGTAGTGTGTGTTGTATGCGAGAAGGTCAATAATTTGTGACATACCAGAACCTTCAAAATTATAGTCCGTAAACTCATTCTGATTTTTCATGTATGTCTTGAGGTTGTCTTTAATCAGATCAAAGTCCAACTCCGTGACTTGTAGTTTGGTTGCCATATTAGTTACTCTTCTCTAATTGTTTTAATATCATCGTAGTCTCTCCAGACCTATCTCTACACTTTGCAAACCATCTGGGGAGTTTATAAGATAAAACTCAATGATAACATTGTATCCATTTAGGTCAATGTTTGCATCTACCTGTACTGAAATCAAGTCAACCCTTGGTTCGAAATTTACGATACACTCTTCGATGTACATAGATAGATTTTCAGCAGTGGACACATCCACAGGCTCGAACAATGTATTACGAATGTTAGACCCAATCTCTGGATGGAAAGGGCGCTCATAGAAATCTGTGTTAATGAGATTCCGTACACTTCTCTTTACGGCATCGGCATCTGTCAACCCTGCAATATCGCCAGTGATGGGGTGTCTTGCAAAAGACAGACTAACATCCTTATACACTCTAGTGCTTCTGGATTTTGAGGCCGAAGCATCAGTAAAAGAATTTGGTGTCAACGCCATGTGTGTAAATCTCCTTACTTCTATTTATAACGAAAACTAGAGATTATTAATCTTTGACTTCATATATAATTCCTTGACTATTCAACTGCACACGATTCTTCATGTGGTGAATTTCAGTAAGGTCTTTTGAGTCACCATAGTAAGGTACTGCATGAAAATTATCAATCAGAAGTTGGTTAATAGATTTTTCATAATCACCTTCGATGAATAACTCTCCTAAGATTCTGCCGAACTTTCCTTTGTCGTGAGATACTAGTTCAATCTTCATATCCTTTAGCATGGATTCTAGATACTTCTTACTCTCCTTGCCATAAAACTTTTCTTCCAAGTCTCTGGTTCTGGATTCGGGGGTATCAATTCCCATCAGTCTAACACGTTGTTTCTTATATACCATTCCGAAACCTAAGTCAACGTCAACGTCAACCGTGTCGCCGTCTACCACTTTGGTTATCTCTACATTATATCTGTACATCTCTTTCTCCAATTAAATTATTATACTTATCCACCAGCAGAAACATCTCCGCTGCCAGCTGTCATAGCCCCAGCATCAGCTGCATCCCCAATTCTACCGACTGCAATACCATTCACCTTTACAGTACCAGAACCAGCAGCGAGAGTTGAAACATGGGCTGGGCAAAGTGGTGGACTGTGTGTATGTGAAACTGTTGGAGCGCCAATAACTATTATATTTATTCCGTTCGCCTTGACGGTTCCATCAGTATTCGATGTGTCAATAGTTGTCGCACCCGTACATCCATGTCCTGTGGATAGTGCGTCACCTTCTCTACAAACTGCCGGCATGTTTATTCCCTATGACAACTGGTAAAACTTACCAGCATCCTTATAGTTCTTGTGATTATACATTGTCAATATGGTTGCGGCGTTCCCAGCATCCTTACACGATATGTGTATCCAAGGAAGTCCCGAACCTGTGTTCTTATATTCAAGAATCAATTTGTCGTGCGGAATGTTTTCTCTAATCCATTGCACCCTAGAGAAATATTCAGACTTAGCACTGCCTGGGAATTGAATATCTGCAGCCTCACCAATGTTGTGTTGGGAAGATGTAGTCTTATCCCTGTAAGCATTAGTGACAATCATATCTGGATATTGTTCTTTGATTGGGTCAAGAACATGTATCGCAAGAGTTTTTAGTTTGTCAATAAGTTGTTTCTGCGTCTTACCCATGTTACCACCCTTTGCGATTTTTGATTTCGCAACAACAGAGTTCTTAGATAACTGTCCAAGAGTAAAGTGTACAGAGAGAGGAAGAGAGTAATTCACTCCACCAATAACATCACCAGCACCATCATACTTAAAGTCTTCTTGGGCAATCTCAACCGAGGCTGTTGCAGACGTTGCTGTTGGTTCCGATTCAAAGTCAGAACCAGCATCACCATGTTCCTCACCTTCATCTGGAATACGAGGAATGGATGTTGCCTTTCTTGCAGCACCACTAGTATTAATTTTTCCTGTTAATGAATTGTAAGAGTAATCAGAGAATGAAGAAGGCATAATCTCACCCGCTTCGATTGCAGATTTAATTGCACCATCATCTTTCTCTTCGTCATCCCCAGCAAAGAAGGTATCCGATTCAGTTAGAGGAAGGAAGACTTTCTCTTCTTTAACTTCTGCAAGTTTCATTGCATCAATCTTCGCAGCGAACCCATCAGTATCATACTCATCTATACTAATACTCAACGGTAGTATACCAGTTGCGAGATCACCCGTGTCCATGAATGTGACTTCGGGCGCAATCTTAATATCAGCTGGAGTTGGAGTTTCACGAGGTTCAATAGGAACGACAGGAGAAATAGTCACCGCACTTCTTGCGGCTGAGTTCAAGTCAATAGTAGAACCAGCAAGATTCATTGCACCACCAGAACCTATGTTCAATGCTGCAGCAGTATCTACTGTCATTGCACCCGTTGAGGCGACAGTGTAAGTTCCAGCAGTACCGAATGTAGACGCACCAGTAATCGTTGTCGCAAAGGTTCCCTCTGCGTTCATAAGAACATTACCAGTAATGTTTGTAGATAAGTTTCCAGCAATATCTGTAAGAGAGTTACCATCCAGTACCATGTCATAGTCACCATGAACTGCATTTGTAAAGTTGCCGCTGGTAATGATTTGCATATCGCCCACGGATTGTTGTAAGAACTTTCCGACAGACTGTTGTGTCATAGTTGTCTGTGATGTCATCTCAATAGATTCATTTGCAAACATACGGATGTTCTTGCCAGCATGGAAGTCTATGTTCTTACCTACATTAAACTTTAGATGTTCATCGACCTGTGCATCCATACTACCACGCACATATAAAGATGCGTCACCATCAACAAAGACTTTCATGTTACCACGAACACGAACCTGTTTGTTTTGATGAACGATTTCAAAATCATCACCGACAATCTTAGTTACCTTAGTGCCGTCTGGATGAACTTCATAGAACGTACCAGAACGATGATACTCGTGAATGCGTTCATGGCCAGGCGTGTCATCAAACTCCTGTATGTGACCACTTTCTGTCTCCCTTACATGGTTGAAGGGGTACTGTGCATTGTAGGATTTAGAAGGTTCGCCCGTCAAATCATCTGCATTGTTTTTCTTAAACTTATGGACGGGGTGTTGGTTTCGTGCATCGTTAACCGCAAGTCTGTTCGTGTCTGCCTCATTCACTCTACGAGGATAGAACCCACGAGGGTCACTAAACCCTTTAAGAGTGTTTACTGTGGATACAACGATCTCAACCTCAGCACCTTCTCTTGGCGCTTCTTGAAAGATTACCTTGCCTGATTCAATTCTATACGACATTATGCAACTCCCTTCTCTGCGGCAAATTCTGCCAAAGTCATGGACGCTGTTTTCAATCTAGGGTCAACGGACTTTGGAAATTCGTTAGGGTAGAAGTGTCCACTATCATTTTCAATATCATTCTTCAGACCTGCCTTGGAGAAAGAACTACGAGCAATCCCTTCATACAAAGTACTATCCCAAAGTGCTTTACCTTCAATTGATGTGATAACAAAGTCAATGGACGCAGCGAAGTTATGCCATGAACTGCCTGGCCGTGACGCTTTCGGCCCACCAGACTTATATGCTCGGAATAGTTCTTGCTGTTGTGCAGCAGACCTGTACGAGTAGGATATACTGCAATCATAATCTGCATTGTCGTCAAGGAATGTTTGAACACCCTTAACAAACTTAGAACGAAGTTCTGGTGCAATCTCATTAATGCGGGCAGCAAGTCTAGTCTTGTATCTTGACCTTTCGAAGTCACTTGCCTCTGCACGAGTACCACTGCCATAATAAGAGTCAGGCGGTATCTCAATATTGTTTTCTGATTCGGGTGGATTGTTTTCTGCAGCCTGTACTACGCCATCAATCTTAACAAGTACTGTGGCGTCTGTTGCATCTGTGGGTGTAGAGAATTCTTTATTCTTACCATCACCTAGTACCGTGACTGTAGATACTTTTGGTATCGGTAGTTCTTGGTTAGGAGAGAAGTCGTGTGGAGATTGACCTACTGGGGCAGACGCAGCAGAGTTGATGCCAGGAATGGTTCCTATCACCATAGGTTCTTGCATGAAGTCTGGGTCTCGCCAGAAACCAAATACCCATGAACCTTCTATTGGGCCGGTGGGAGACACACCGATACCACCAGCAGATGCTGATGTAGCTGGTTGCACACAAACTGCCCAAGGTAAATCCACTGTGGGTAGTTTAGTTTTATCTTCAGTGTGATAACCATACACACGAGCTCGTATGCGCCCAAGTGCTAAAGGGTCATTCCTATCTTCTACTACACCAAACCACCAAACGAAACCGTCACGGCCAGCGAAGAATGTATTGTCAGTTGTCGCCATTTATAAATCTCCTTAAAAGTATTTAGGTGATACGCAAGAACGGCACACAGAAATTACTTTACGAAATTTTAAAAGCTGTATTATGGTCTGTATAAATATAGCGTGAATTTTCACAAATTATGAAAGGAACAATCTTTAATGAATATTAAAACGATCATCATGGGCACAGCAATCTTAGTTGCTGGTACTCCCATATACGCTGGAGGATTTTCCTTCGGTGGCGAAGTAGAAACTACATTTGATGTAACTTCAGAAAAAGCACTAGTAGTATTAACCCCAGAATTAAACTATA